GCTTCAGATAAATCTAACGTTGCAAGCTCGTTATTTATACTCGACGAGCAAGCTAACGCCCGATTTATAGTCTGATCGGTGAAATTAATCATCGATCTCGTCAGTTCGTGTGATTCAAGGGTCTCGAAAAGTAGTCTCATTAAGCCCTGCTGAATGTACATTAATTCGGCAGGTTCACATGAGATTACTCGGGGGCCCCTTGCATCCTTGGGTACGAGACAAACTCGCGCCCTCGGATGGACATCTGAATTTGCCATTTCCATTTTCTCAAGCTCATCAACAAGGTGAGTCGGAGAATAAAAGAAATGGTCCGAGTATGGGAACACTTGGTCCAGCTTTTCGAAATATCTAAAGCTGTACCACTTTTCCCAATTCGGAGTGTGGCACGCGGTAGCACCGCTGCCATGGCGTGGGCGAATTGAATAAGGGTTAGTGTTACATAACACCTTACCAATTTGCCTTTTCGCTTCCACGATATATTTATCTGTGGTTGCGACTGCCGTAGGTAGCGACTCATCTGTATTAACAAAAGCAGATAAGAAACTATCCACCAATTCAGCATCGTAGTCAATCTCCAGTTTGTAGAACATCAACGTCAACTGACGAAGACAATCTACAGCGGCAGGTTCACCTAACAGACAACGTCTCAAGCACCCAGAAAGAAAACTGGGTACAAGAAAGGAGGTAGAGACCTTAATAAAACGGGTAATATACGTGCCTACCGGGTGCAAACCCTCTAGGACAACGCCCCGCCCATGTTGATGATCCGTATATACAGGAACATCAGTGGGAATCTCAATTGTCGTTGTGGAAAAACCACTCGGACAAATCCACACCTTATCAGCATGGAACCTATCAAGTGCCTTCCCGAGGGTCGGCAATTGACTTGTCAAGTATGGTAAACCTTCAGAGCGGAATCTCCGTTTGAATTCTGTAATATCTTCAAAGGAGACTAGCCCGTTATAGCGGTGGTTAGCCGCAAGGTTTACCCATATAGATGAGTAAAGGCTCTTCCGAACACCCATATAGGATGATCTCCATGAAGCCAACCTAAAACAGCTCCCCAGGTCCACGAACCGCAGCCCTGTCCCGAATGGAACAAGACTACCCGCCAGCACCCTTTACTTAAGGGTCCAGTCCTAAACTTCTTGGTTTAGGATCTTGGTGACATTAGCATTAGAACCGCCTTCGACGAGAAAATCGACGAGACGATTCACGTTCTCAATTATGAGAGCGTTGGTAATGGCAGCGTGCGGTGGACGAACGATGACGACGTAAGTCGACAGCGTTCCAGGCACGAGATTAGCATCGAGTACAGTTTCATCGATGCGAACCAAGTGTCTGAGTTCACCTTGTTTGCCAGTCTGATGACTGACACTCAAAG